TAGGCTCGTAATGCCCGTGCCTTCAAGGTCTAAGTTGCCGCCGACGCTCAACCCTTCGGGTAGGCTCGTAATGCCCGTGCCTCGAAGGTCTAAGTTGCCGCCGACGCTCAACCCTTCGGGTAGGCTCGTAATGCCCGTGCCTTCAAGGTCTAAGTTGCCGCCGACGCTCAACCCTTCGGGTAGGCTCGTAATGCCCGTGCCTTCAAGGTCTAAGTTGCCGCCGACGCTCAACCCTTCGGGTAGGCTCGTAATGCCCGTGCCTCGAAGGTCTAAGTTGCCTTCGGTATCAAACTCTTTTATTACTTTAATAGTGAGTTTTTTGCCTTCCAATTTAACGTCCATCTCCTATTTCCTCTCAAATGCACGGGCACCGATGGTGTTTTCCGCGTCTACTAATTTTAAGCCGCCCGAAGGACGACGGGTTACAGTTTTTAACACTTGCTCGAACTGTTGCCGCAATTCGCGCGGCACTTTAGCTTTCGCTTGTGTCGGGGTTAATACCTCATTTTTGGCGATATTGCCTTGGAACTGACTGGCCAGCGCGATTGCTTGCTCACATGGTATCGACCACGCCAAGTTGCCTGATTTTGACTGTAAGGCCAAACCGGTGTCCGTGGCTCCGTTGGTGATACGGTGCTGCAAGTCGTCCTCGATTGCTTCTAGCCTGGCTTTCGCCGCAACTAAACCGCCCTCAAGGATCCGGCGTTCTATGGCCAACGTTGCCCCGTCCATGGTGTCCATTTCGTAGGGTTCGTTCACGTAGTCGATTAAGTTATAACTTGCTCGCCGTGCTGCGCTACAAGTTCGGACTGCTTTACAGTCACGGCACCAAGGACCTGTGCTCAAACTCGGGTTGGTCACGGCTTCGTGCGCTTTGGCATGCAGCTGGTTAAAATAAGGGCGAAGGTCGGAAAGCATGAAAGACCATTCATCGATTGCGCCTCGCGACTTATAACAAAACGGCTGAACGATGCGAAGGACTACCCTGATATGCTGATCAGCAAGCCCGTCAATATTAAACTCGTTAATAATTCCGGCCATATAGTCGATCAATTGCAGGTTGTCTTTGGCATGGTTTTCTCGATGGCCATTCTTATAATCCCAAAGGTAAATAACACCCTTGGTCACTAGCGGAACACAGCAATCAAGCGTGCCCCAGTTGTCTTTGTGGATTTGAGGCATGAAGACGCGGTGCTCGATTAACATATCCTGCATCGCACCATGCTCTTGAGCGACTTGCAAAACATCGTCCACGAACACTTGCGCACCTTCGGCCATTTCTTCGTCAATAACCACCCCGTTTGGCGCGGCGGTGCCGACCCATTGAAAACAAGAAGGACAACCACCGTCATGTTTCTGCCAACCACGAAGACATTCCTCACCGACCCAATGGACAGCGGTGCCTTTTAAGCTTTCCTCGCTATCCAAATCGGGCGCATGCATATTGGCCATAACCGAACCAGAACAATGACCCCACTGAGGTGCAGAGCTTGGCGCTAGTATGGCGTGCTGTCCGCTCACTCTAACCCGCCAAGGCAAGCGTAAAGATTACGGACATGTTCTTCAATTTTCGCGGCGTCATTAGGCGGGAACAAGTCAGTGACCTGCAGGCCAAGTTTGGCGTAGGCGTCAGTAATGTCGTGCTGATTTAAGTGGCCAGCGGCTTGTTGCGCGGAAACCCAACCCATGAATTCACCACAATCTTTCGGCATTGGTTTTTCATCGGCTGCTTGGTTCTGGCCTCCGAATGCGCCTGAAGTATCAAGCGGAGCGTCGTCTTGTTGCGGGGTGCTATTGGTTGCCATCGGGATGGCGTTTTTGTACCACTCGTTATAGGCTTCCTCGGTTACGCCTTTTTTCTTTTTCCACTGGCCTTTATTTTTGCCGGAAGCGTAGAAAGGAACTTGCGCTTCGCCACAAAATTCAGCGTTAAAGTTGACGCCCTTCGGGTCTACTCGGGTGTCGGTGCTACCGGAAGCAGTGGCACCGGCAGACGTTTCCGTAGAAGATGCCTGATCCGTCGCAGTCTCTACAGTTTGGGTCTGGTCGTTTCCCACTTCACCCGCACCCAGATTGTGGTCTTCGCTCTCAAATACCGGAGAAGACCGCAATTTTTCAGGGTTGGATGGTGCTATTACAGTTCTGCCCGCTATGGAGAGCAAAGCAATGCCGATGGCCTCAGCTATGTCCTTGCGGTCAGCGGGAAATTCTATCTTAATCATAATGATTTTCCTTCGTTTTGTTGTTGACAGGAACGCCATTAAACATTAAAGTGCGCTAACTGTCAACAATAAAAGTTAGGTACGGGATGCGTACGACGATGATTGAGATCAAGATAGGCCGACATACTTACGAGATTACCGAAAGAGACCAATTCATGGACAACGGTCATTGCGTTCTGCTGCTCACACAATCCCAAGAGACGATATCTTGGGGGGTACGGTACCGTCCCGTTCTAAGTAAACGTGCTATAAAAGAAATATCGAAATTTGAAAGAAAATCGGTTCCGAACAAAGACGGATCAACCGTTGGTATTTTCTGGTTGGTCGCGCCTACATGATTAAACTCCGCGACTACCAGCAGAACCTTGTTACCCTGATTTATGCGGCATGGCTTCGTGTTCGTGCGCTGTTGGTTGTACTGGCCACCGGTGGCGGGAAGACTATTATTTTCTCAAGCATCATGCACGATCATGTTGGCGCGTCCGCCGCTGTTGTGCACCGCAAGGAGATAGTGAGCCAAATAGCTCTTAGCCTTGCCGCCCTTGAGGTCAAACATCGAGTCATTGCGCCGCCGAATGTTGTGGCCATGATCAGACGAAAGCAGTTAAAACGGTTCGGCAAATCATACGTCGACCCTCACGCGCAAGCCGGGGTGGTGTCCGTTCAGACCATGACCAGTCGCGGCGCTGAAAAGAATAAAGAGCTGCAGCGGTGGCTTGCTCAAGTAACGCTATCGGTATTCGATGAGGGGCACCATTATGTTTCAAGCGGGCTATGGGCGAAAGCCGTTAAGGCCGTAAGCCATGCCAAGACGCTATTTGTAACCGCCACCCCAGAAAGGGCAGACGGTAAAGGGTTGGGCGCTCATGCTGACGGGTTCGCCGAAGAAATGATCGAAGGGCCGAGCACTAAAGAGTTGATCGAGAACGGCTACCTATCCTCGTTTAAATACGTCGCGCCGGATTCTGATTTGGACGTTAGCGGAATACCAATAACCGCCACCGGTGATTTGAATACCAAAGAACTACGGAAACGGGTCGTCGATTCGTCCTTGGTTGGTGACGTGGTTCAGCACTACTTGGCCAGAGCCAAGGGCAAAAAATGCATCGTGTTCGCTACCGACGTCCAGACCGCCGAGGAAATCGCCGACGCATTTAAAGCGGCTGGCGTTAAAGCTACGGCACTCAGCGGCGATACGGATGCAGGAGTTCGTGATCATGCTTTGGACGAGTTCGAGTTTAGCGACCTTGATGTTTTGGTCAATGTTAATTTATTTGATGAAGGTTTCGATGTGCCCGCCGCAGAGGTCTGTATTCTCGCACGACCAACCGAGAGTTTGGCCAAATTTTTACAGATGATAGGTCGAATACTTCGCGTTGTTTATGCTAAAGGCTACGACCTCACGACCGTACAAGGCCGCCTCGACGCTATCGCCAACGGTCCGAAGCCGTTCGGGTTAGTGATTGATCCGGTTCGTAACTGGGAACGCCATGGCATGCCGAATTGGCCGCGGGTTTGGACATTAGATAGCAAATCAAAGCGGGGCGGTGGCGGAGCGTCGGACACTATCCCGATGAAAATCTGCGTAGGCACGAAAGTACGGCCAGGATGCACGCAGCCCTACGAGGCGTTTTATCCGGCATGCCCGTATTGTGGCGCAATTAATGAACCCGCCGGTCGAGCAGTGCCCGAACAGGTGGAAGGCGATTTGATGGAACTGGACGTCGAAGCCATGGCCGCTTTATTCGAGCGAATGAACCACGCCGATATGAGCGACGAGGATTATGCCGTTGACCAAATTGGCCGTCACATTCCACGCGTCGGTCGTGGCGCTGATATGAAACGCCATCAAGCGAGCAAGTATCGCCGCAAGGTTTTACGCGAGTTGGTAGCTTGGCAAATAGGCATGCAGCCTCACGATCGTACTATGAGTGAAAAGCACCGACGTTTTTTCCATTTTTTTGGGATAGATATCGGCACCGCGTTTACTTTAAATGCTAAAGACACTGACCTTTTGATTGAAAAGATCCAAAAACGATTTACAGAGAGTATTTGCAAATGAAAACACTGACGCGCTGGCTCTTAAAATTCAACAACGATTTGCAGAGGACATGATATGACCCCCGAGGACGAGGCAATGCAAGAGCGTTTCGAAGCATGGTTTGAAGTGCAGTTTAACTCGGAAAGCGAACTTTTAGACATAACTGAGGATGGGTACGCAGATCCGATTATTAACGCTCTTTGGGTCGGCTTTTACGCGGGAGTTACGAACGCATGACCTATAACGACTGGGCGGCCAAACACCCGCAAGCAGCTGCCGACCTGTTTAACGTGATCTGCAATGCGCCGTGGCCACCGCCCGCCGATGTTGCCGAGAAGTCGGAAGCCTGGGCGCAGCAACAAATACGGCTTAAATTCGCCAAAACGGGCGGCATGGCTTGGCGCAATAACGTCGGCGCGACTCCGGCCAAGTGTCCTGATTGTGGGGAGAAACAGCGTCCGCTTCGCTATGGTTTGGCCAATGATTCGCAACGACTGAATGAGCGGGTCAAGTCCTCGGATATTATCGGCATCGTACCCAGACTAATAACGTCTGATATGATTGGGACAACAATCGCACAATTTGCATCGGTCGAGGCCAAGCGCCCCGGCTGGAAATTTACAGGAAATGAACACGAAAATGCGCAGGCGCTATGGCTCGCTTTGGTTGCCAAAATTGGCGGCTATGCGACGTTCTCAACCGGAGACTTGAAACTATGAAACAAACCAGAATGAAGCCTGAAGCACGAAAGGATGAAATCCTTGCCACCGCTTTAGTCATTGCGAGTATGACCCACTACACCAAGGTGACTCGCGAACAAATCGCCAAGAAAGTGGGCGTCAGTGGACCGGCGGTTCAGTATCATTTTCATACGATGTGTCAACTTCGCAAACAATTGATGCGCGCCGCGATTAAACAGGAGTGCTTGCCCGTTATAGCTCAAGGTTACGTAGCCAACGACCCGTGCGTCCTTCGAGCCCCCGAAGATTTACGCCGACGTGCTATTGAGTCGATCGGGATATGATAGCCGAACACACCACGGTACGAGATATGCCGGACGGGTCAAAACTCAAGCTCGTCTCGTTCTTTATCTCTCCCGACGGCAAGTACTGGTCAAATATTCCGAGCGAGACGGGAACGCTATTAACCGGAACGGCAGTCGAGCTTGAAAACGAGCGGACGCTGTGGGCTTCTTTGGAGCCTAAACCTTGATCACATACGGATCAGTTTGTAGCGGTATCGAATCGGCAAGTGTAGCGTGGGAACCGTTAGGCATGATCGCCAATTGGTTCAGCGAAATAGAGGCGTTTCCTTCTGCAGTTTTAGCATACCATTGGTCTAGCGTCCCTAACCTCGGTGATATGAATTTGCTGCCTGATATGATCCGAGGCGGCTTAGTGCCTGCGCCAGACGTATTGGTCGGTGGAACACCCTGTCAAGCGTTCAGCATGGCTGGACTACGGGCGGGTCTTGAAGACTCGCGAGGACAATTAACCCTAACTTATGTGGATATACTCAATGCAATCGACGAACAACGAAAAGGGCGGGAAGCCGTCTGCGTCTGGGAAAACGTGCCCGGAGTACTCAGCTCAAAAGATAATGCTTTCGGCTGCTTCCTTGCTGCACTTTGCGGCGAAGACGAAGAACTGCGACCGGCAGGGAAAAAATGGACGAACGCTGGTGTTGTGTTTGGACCACAAAGAGCAGTCGCGTGGAGAATCTTGGACGCCCAATATTTCGGAGTGGCCCAACGACGCCGACGTGTGTTTGTTGTCGCAAGTGCTCGAGACGGGTTCGATCCAACCAAAGTACTATTTGAGTCCGACGGCATGCGCAGGGATTCTCCGCCGAGCCGAGAAGCGAAAACGAAGGCTACCGGTGGAGCTGGAAGTCGCTTTGCGATCCCAATTAACTCAATGACCGTACAAGGCCGCCAATCGGACGATTTGAAGCCGAGGACGGGGAGCGGCATAGGTAAAGAGACTGATGCACAAAACACCTTATCGACCGCCCATCATCACCAAGTCTTTACTGGACATCGGATGGTCGCGTTCGGCGAATATGCGACCGATGAAACAGCGTCAACCATGAAAGCGCGAGACTATAAAGACGCGACGGATTTAGTCACCCACCCAATCCACGACAAAACGACCCGTCATGCAGGGAAGACCGGAGACAAGCACGCGGTTTGTATTAATAGCGAGGTTCATCGCCTCACCCCCATAGAATGCGAACGGCTTCAAGGTTTCCCAGATAACCACACGCAAATACCGTGGCGCAAAAAGCCGGTCGAAGATTGCCCCGACGGCCCACGCTATAAAGCCATCGGAAATTCCAAGGCCGTGCCGGTGATACGGTGGGTAGGAAAAAGATTATTAAAAGAATTAAGTTAGTGCTTGCGTTACCGGAAACGGTACGCTACTATGGCTTTACTAACTAAGGGGCACAACATGAAACCAAAAACAGCAACCGAGCGCGTACTTAAACACCGCGCCGACGCCAAAGGCAAAGGATGGAAGCGACGCGAGTATTACGCGACCAACGACGAGCACGCACAACTAAAACAACGACTCAAGGAGATTAGAACATGATCAGCAAATTACTCTACCGGCTAACCGCAAACCGACCCTGCGGGCTCATTGAGCTTGATAGCGGCCCTTATCTTGAGCGGTACTATCTTGGCCAACTGTTTGGCATTACGTTCTACCTGCACCGCTTCGTGTCGAGTGACAGCGAACGCCATTTGCACAACCATCCGTGGCGGTGGGGCCGTGCTCTTGTCTTGACGGGTTCGTATATCGAAGAACGCGCCATCGACCTTTGCCCGCATGCCAGTGATTCGGGTTGTGTGACTGAACGCCGCCGCATTCGATGGTGGAATACGGTCAACCACAACGATTTTCATCAGATCCATGAAGCCGAGCCGAACACCTGGACGCTGTTCTTCCATAGCGAGCGCGTTATGATCAACAAAGGCATGGCCAGCGTGTTCAAAGGCTGGGGTTTCTTAAAGCAAGAGTACGCCCCACTCCGTCACGCTATCACTGTCTTTGAGCCGTTCCCGTCAACTAGCGGAAAAGGGTGGCTAGAAGCGCCAACGGGCGATAAAGCAGGGAGGGTCCCTCATGCGTACCGGCGATAAATTGGTAAGCGTTGTTATGGCCATTGGGCTTGCGTTGGTTGGCATCTCACACCACTCAACAACTAAACGATGCCTGAGCTCAGCAAAGCCAAAAACCGCGTCAACTGCACCGCGCTTTGTTAGCCCGTTTACCGGTGAATATGAGCGGAATAACGCCGTGCTTTATTGTCGAGACTCGGACGGAACTTTGCACCGACATAGAGAGAAACGCTATGACTGGTGAAATACCAAGGAGCTACCCATGAACTGGACGACGAGGACGAGTTGTGAAGCATGGACCAGAGGGCAGGAGCACTATTGCAATCGGTGCGGATTTGTGTGGGATATTAACGACTCAGATCCGCCAAAGTGCTTAACCGATGCCGAGCTGCAGGTCGAACTAAACAGACGCGGCATGGCTAAACTACGGGAGTGTTTAAAATGAGTGAGTTCTCAAATCATTACACCGGCAAGGATATGGTGCCGGAAACCGAAGCGGAGACTGTTCGCAAACGTAATGCCAAGCGCATTGACGCTGAGAAACGAACCCGCGCACAGGTCAGACGGAGTATTGAAGACAGGCAGATTGCCAAGGAGTTCGGGGTTAACCCGGACGATCTTTAATAGCACATGATGCGCAACAATAAGCACCTTTGAAGCGACGTGCAGGCCACCTGTTCGATTATGTCTTCCACTTGGTCTAACGGGTCGCCCATCTCTTTGAGTGCTTGAACGGCTCGGTAAGCGTCGTCAAACTGCTCCTTTGTAATGTCCGTACACTCGATGCTCAACGGACACGCATAGCGTATTAACACCTCAATCACTTCGCTAGTATCTAAACTCCCATCGAATATTTCACGCGTCCAGCCTTCAGGCAAATCACCCGGCCAATAGTAAACAGCGGCAATAAGTGACGCCCACGCAGCCTCACAGGCTTGGTGAGACCTCATGTCTTTTATCAGTGCTTTGAAACTGCCTACGCCCTTAGAGTCCTCCGATAAGTCTTCGAAAGCAGGCTCAGCTCGCATCCAACCGATAAACCCGATCATTTTACTATCTCAGGTTTAAACGCTAACGCATGGCCGCTTTCAAGTTCTTTCAAGGCCAAACCACGGAAACCGCGAACAGTGTCGTTCTCGATTCGATGGACGCCATACTTGCAGCCTTTCCCTCGGGTTGCTTCGCGGAACGCACCGACAAACGTATTTTTGCCCATAACACTGTGCTCTTGTTGCTCCAAACACCATGCGCGAAATGCCGTGTACAGATCAGCGGTCCTCGTTACCTCTTGGCCGCCTATTCGACAGCTCCGATCGATAAATTGCTCTAACGACCCATACGACTCACGAATGAAATCGAGCTCTACCTTGCTTTTCTCCGGCGCGGTGAACCGGCCCTGTGCGTTAAGACGCCGTAACCCTTCAAGAGCCCAAACAGCGATGCCGGGCATCTCTGCTTTAAGTTTCCCCAGCAGATAAGGGTCTTCCTTATCGGCAAAACTCACATCAAACGGTATGACTAAGAAACGGTGACTTAGTGCGCCAGAATCATCGAACAGACGGGGCACATGATTTGCGGCAAACGTTATGCGTGTTGGCAGCCTACAGTTCCCCCGCTTCTTAAATTTACGTTTAAAATCCACCATATCCCCGCCGCTTATTTTCTTTAACCGTTCGATCACTTTGTTAGCCATGCCGCGCGAAGTGTCCTTAGCCGTATCACCACTAAACGCGACTGTTTTGCTTTGCATGGCTTCAAGGGCGTCGTCTTCTGCAAACGAATCGAGAGACGTTCCGGTATAATTATTAGGACCAACCAGCGCGTGCATGATCTCACCAATGATTGATTTGCCGCCCCGCTTTACACCAAGCAGTAGCATCATTTTATGATATTGGTATGTAGGGGCAATCATATAGCCTAGCCATTCCTGCAGTAAGTTGATTAACTCTTGGTCACCGTCCAATGATTCGTTTAAAAACCTCTGCCAAGTAGGTGCCGTCGCAAAAACGTCGTAATCATACGGCAAAATGTTCGTTGTATAATAATTTTGATTGTGTGGCTCAACTAATCCGGTGGCCAAGTCGAGCACTCCATTTTGAAACACCACCACAGGCAAATCGGTCGCGTTCATCTTGACGCCGAGCCGATGCACAATTTTCCCCACCATTTTGACCGTCGCCTCTATCGTGTTGGTTTGCGGTGCGCTGTTAACCATGGCCATTGTGACCCCGTGCTCGAAATCTTCGTCATTTCGCTCTACCCAACATTTCCCGTCGAAGACGTACCACACTTGATCGCTCCGCAACACTGTGCCGTTAGGGTAGTTCGTGTCAATAAACATCAAAGCGTTTTCTGTATGGTTTTTACCATATTGACCGGGCGTCGATACCGCCCCGCCTATCTGCCTATCAATGGCCGCTGTTAAGTTTTTATCGAGTAACCTGGCCGACTTCAATGCGGCTTTAAGTTCTCCACGTAACAGCCCCGCCTGAATCTCATTAAAACCGCCGTCGCGTATCGCTTCAATAATGTCCGGCACGGTAGCGGAATCGGTCCCGCTTTCATGTATTCGCGATAATAGCCCCGTCAGAGCTTCTGCGGGGGCCGCCTCTGCGCCGAACGCCATTGACGTGTCAAACGTTGCGGGCGGCACCCAGCCACCGCGCATAGCCTCCCAGAACAGAGAACCGACGCTCGTACCACCCTCTGGTTTAAAGCTGGCCCACTGGTGGGTCATTACTTCGCCGTTATAGTTGGCGGGGCAGCCGTCCTTCCAATACTCTCCCGCAGACCATCGGTCGAACATTGAATAGCCAGCGGCTTCGTCGTCATGAAAATGTTGGCGCAAAGCCATGCCTATTTTAACCCATGCTGGACGGTCACAGCCGGGGTCAATGTGAGACAGCGCCGCAACGATACTATCAACGTCAATGTCGTCGGTCCGTAGCACCGGTGGGGTGGCACGCTCGGTAACTACATGCTCAAACGTTCCTCGGCAACCGTCGGGCAACACGGGCAAGGATTCAGGATAAGCTAATCGAAAACAGCCCATGCCCGCAGGCGTATAACCCTCACCACTACAGATGAACCCTTTGCCAGCGGTTCGAGTATCGACGCCAGAACCATTGAAGTTCGAGCCTTGACGAACTGGCCAATCAGGTAGGCGGAACGCGTAGTGCTCTCCGCCGCCGATGGTCGTTTGGATCAAAGCTTCGTCCCACGGCACCGAACAACCAAAGATCGCCTCGGCGGCTTGGCGTGACGTACCGTCTTTGTACCAATCGCCGTCGAGAATGACAACGCCATCAGGGACCGGAATACCGACCACAGTAACCCCGCCCCACTGGACCGCTTGGTCGTTTATCGGTCGTTTAGCCGTTTCAGCCCATGACTCACGGTTGACGGTTAGAGGTTTTTTCTGCCACTTGTTTTTGCTCTGGTCAAAGTATGTCGTGCAAGGAAAAGTGGGGACGCCGACCGCGCCAAGCTGTTCAGCTATCTGCATACGTTTGTCTCCCGCTCAGCAACATACGCGTCGAAGTCTGATCGTTTGATCCGAATAGTGCGGTGGCCCAGTTTGACGCTTTTCAGTCGGTTAGAGCGGAGGAGGTCGTATATAACTCGAATGCCGACTTTGAGTTCGTCAGCTACCTCTTGGGGGCTCAGATATTGATCGGCCATGGCGGTTTTCCTTACTTTTCTTATGGTGGCGTATGCTATCAGAAACCGGATAGTAGCGCAAAACTGGCAAAACTGTCAACCTTCGCAGGGCAGAGAGTACCACAGCGCAGTGGTCGCGCGGCATGTAACACTTGTTACGCTTTTAGTTTTTAAGAAGACAAAGGGCGTTACAAAACGAAACAGAAACGTTACAAAACGAAACAGAAACGTTACAAACTCGTTTTGGTGGCCAGACCAGTGTAACGTCTATTTGGTTTGTAACGTTACCGTAACGCTTTTGTAACGCCGCCTCCCGCCATACCGGGCGCGGTGTCGGCCCGTTTGTAACACTTCTTGTTTCATTTATATGTAGTAAAATATTTATAAGTAAATAGCGTAAATAAGTGTAGATCATGTTTTGTATATAATATAACGCTGACCGAGACAAGAAACGTAACATTGCTTTTTTTAAACTGTCATGCGATCCGTGGTATACTGAGCCCATGATCACGATAAACGATAGTCAAATCCTCAACATGCAGGATGACTTAAAAACGTTCAAACGCAGAGCCTTTCCGTTTGCCACCAAAGCGACAATAAACGGGGCGGCCTTCAAGGCAAGAAGCTTTGCGCAGGAGAATATCCGTAATAACATGATCGAGAGGAACCGGTTTACCGTTTCGTCGGTCCGTGTGGAGCAATCGAGAACGCTAGACATTAGGCGGCAAGCCGCTACGGTGGGGAGCATTGCCGATTACATGGAAGACCAGGAGTTCGGGGCCACTAAAACCCGTAAAGGCAAACAGGGCGTGCCAATAGCTACATCGTATGCAGCAGGCCAAGCCCAGAACAAACAGCCAAGGACACGCCTACCACGCAAGCCCAATACCATGGGGTCTATACAGCTCAGCAAGAGGCGCAAGAAGGGCAGCAATCGTAAGCAACAAAACCTCATCGCCATCAAGCAGGCCGCCCAGAGCGGGAACAAGTACGTGTTCTTAGACTTAGGCCGGACGAGAGGTATATTTCGTGTGCTAGGCGGCAAGAAGAAGCCCCGCATCAAGATGGTGTGGAGTATGTCAAAGCGATCAGTTGTTGTGCCTAAGAACCCATGGCTCGCACCAGCAGTACAGCGCACACAGCCTGAGATACCTGAGCTGTACGCCAAGGCATTACGCTTTCAGCTCAAGAAGCACGGCCTGTTCCGTGATAGGTGACATATCAGCTGGACAAAGACATCAAGGTGCAAGGCAATAAGCTGTACAGCCCAGACACCTGTCTGTTTGTAACGCAAGAACAGAACCTAGCCGCACGTAAGACCGGACGCTCTCCACAGCCGTTTAGGTACTGTGAACCCCCACCCCCCGCCGTGCCGTTTTGATTCCGCCG